ATGCATTAGTTATAGTATCTTTTCTACTTTCAATTTGTTCTTTGGTAAATCCAAATACTCTTATTTCATTATTTCCAATACTATCAATACCTATAATATACCATTCATATTCCCAATTTTGTAAATTAGTATTATCAATATTTTGTTCATTGATTAAATACCAATTTACTGCCATTGTATAATAGCACAATTGTCTTAAATAGTCATAAGTATTAATACTATCTTCAAAATGCCATAATTTAGCTGTTGTTTTTAAATCCATAATAGTTACTTTATGATTTTTATAATCTATATGTACACTATCTAATAAAGATTTACATTTTATCGAACAATTATCATTATATTCCCAATTTATGTGAAATTCATGATTCAATTCTTCGGTATCTGTTTTATATGGATTTTTTAACAATTGATCAGCTGCTTTATGATTGTGTAGATTTTCAGCTATTCGCATTAATAAATTAGCTTGATAATCGGATATTAATATTCGTTTATCATTAGACTTAATAAAGTCTATGTAATCCTTTAGTTCTGAGGCTATTTTAAGGCCTTCTGAGAGGATTTTATCATCTGACTTGTTAGTTACACGATAAGATGATTTATAAGCGCTTAGAATCGCTTTATTTGGTTCAATTTCAATACTCTTTGCTAAAGCTTGACAGAACGTTTCTTGTTGTGAAGAAGAAGGTCTACATTTGTTCCAGACTAAATAGTCCTTAGTGAACTCTTCAGGCTGTAATAGATACTCATGAATCATTGTACCTTTTTCTAATTGAGGTCCAGATTCACCTTTTCCGGTACCTATAAGCATAGAGTGTAAATAGGCAGGTCCTTTATTCAAGAACCAACCTATATTAGAATTACTTATACGAGTTAAATCTTCGTAATATGGTATACTTATATCCATTATTTTTGAGATAAATTCATATCGTTAAATAACGTTTCGTATGTATCAGTTGGATTTTCATTAATTTCTGTAGCAAAAGAGCATACATTATCAAAACTAATACATCCAAAATTGTTTGCAATAAAATCAGTAAGTGAATTTACTTCTGTTTTATCATTTAATTTATCTTCAAGAATAGAACGAATCATAGCATTATCCATTTCATCAAATTCTTTCCAATAACGAATACGAGAACATCTATCTAATAGATATTCACATATATTATCATCATTGTTACAAGTAAACATCATTAGTTTTTTGCCGGAACTATTCATTCCATCTAATACTTGTAAAAGATAATCGTTATCATAGTTTTCTCCAAGTTTATCTACTTCATCAAATACCATACATACGTTTGTATTTTCAAGTTTGTTAAATAGATTCTTAAATAAACGAGGACTAAATCCTTTGTCAATAATTATAATTGGCAAATTTGAACGAATTGCTATATTCTTAGACATTACTGTTTTACCAGATCCTTTTAATCCAGCTAACATTACTCCAGTAGTACCACAATCTGAATTATTATAATGCGAGAGTACTCGATTAATAAAAGATTCATCATTATTTGTTGAGTAAATCTTTTCAGGTAGTGTTAAATCTGGAGCTACTGAAAATGATATTTCGTCTGTATAACGATCTACATCAATTGTATATGCTTTACCATTTTCTAAATCGTAATCCAAACCATCTGTTGTTGGTTTAAATACAATTTTGTCACCTACTTTAATAAATTTCGTATTTTTATTTTCTTTCATGATCTTTTTGACTTTGTAGTTCTTTTATCATTTCGTCTACTTGTTTATGATTTCTCACTAAATAACATTTCATTTTACTGTGATGTCGTTTCAAGTAGTATTTGAAGAGTTTATATCTTAATGGAAAACTATCCGTTATTAATCCTTTACATTCTACCATGAATCCTCTTCCAACGAAATCAGGTAAATATGTAATTGGTCGTATTTTCTCTCCTAAATACTCGAACTTTGGTAATAGTGTAAAATGCTTTGGCTCATATTTTACTGCTATTTTAGCATTCATAAAAGCTTCATAAGTATAGCATTCGAGTTTGCTACGAAAATGTAGGCCATACTTATCGACAGTTGTCGCATTTCTTACTTTTTGGTTAGATTTTATCATACGCTGTAATTATACAATCTGCGTATATAGATCCTTCTTTACCGGTTTTATTATCTTTTATGGATATAAAAGCTTTATCAGGATATAATGTACTATCCCAAGCTTCTAGAATTGTTCCATTACTAAATTTAATCGTTTTCTTTTTATTAGTATCATTAATCTCTTTTAAACTTTTGATTAACTTTTTATAACTAATATAATCGATTAATGCAGCAATTGACATTCCTATAATTATTCCACAAGATAAACTTATTGCTATTGTTTCATACATATTTTTTCAATGTTTTTATCAGCCATTCCTTTACTTCTATAAAGTTATTATTCTTTACAGCATCAGAAATGTCTTTTGAATTAAATTTCTTATTGACGAAAAAAGCATCTATCTTTATTTCTTTACTTATTTTTCTAGCTTCAGCTACTCCAGTTTTATCTCTATCATATAATAATATTATGGTTTTCCATTTCTTACGTAACGATTTTAATATTTTATCTGGTATAAATGTAGTTTCACTAGAAGAAGCTATTGCATAAAAACCCATCTCATATAAACACATAACATCTTTTAAAGATTTAGTAATTATAAGTAGATTTCCACCATCCTGTGGCAATTCAGCTAATCCCTGAACGTGTTCATTTGTCAAATTAGTACGCCATTTAGTATACTTGGATGCTAAAGGTCTATAAATTTTAAATTTATCATATACCTTATATGCATACATAGGATTAGTATCTTTGTAGGTTCCTCTGACGACTCTATTACTAAGATAATATTTTATGCTAAATACATTAAATTTCTTTAACGTATCAATAGAAATATGAAATTGTTTCCAATATTGTTTATCAATCATTGTAAATGGTTGTCTTACAATACCGATATCAACTTCATATTGTTTTGTAATCTTACTATATGTATTATATACATGCATAGTAGGATTCATTCTTCTTACAATCTTTAGAAGTTCTCTTTCAAGTTCTTCTTTAGATTGTATTTTTTTATAAAGTTTTACAAATTTAAGAGCATTTCCACCAATACCTGAACCATGATCTTTAAAGAATAATCCACCTTCTCTACCTCTAAAGATAGTAAAAGATGGATTCTTATCATCGTCTCGTAATGGACTATTAATTAGTTTCCCAATTTTAAATGTTCCTAAATAGTAAGAATATATGTTATAATCATCTAACATTGACAATAAGTCTGTTAAGCTCATTGTTACTGCTGTTTTTGTACTATACATGACTTATAAGTTCTTAGTTAGTTTGGGATTAGGTAAAGACTTGAACTTTCTACTATATCGTATAGATATAATATATCCCCAATTGGACTCCCTAATCATATATAGACTTCACTACTATATGTCTACTGATATTAACCATTCCTTTCGTAAGTAAGTAGAAGATTTAAAAATCTTGTCATATCTAATTGTGACACGAAGAGGAGTCGAACCTCTTACTGTAAATGCTCAATGATACTGAATAATAACCCAAATTCAAAAGTAACGTATTTATATTTATATTACAGCATCCGCTCGTGTCTTATTGGCCTTTTTAAAGTAGGGCCAGTACTACTTGGTGCTTACGCGCCAACTCCACCATTATCGTTTATTAAAACGGTAAATCATTTGCCTGGGATTCTCCAGATTCCGGAATACTACTAGTGGATGTAGCAAGCGGATCAGATGTGATTTCAACATCTGCTATAACTTGACGCTCAAAATTGTCACGAGCGTATTTCTTAATTTGTGTCTTAGCAATATCCATTGGTTCTACATATATTCCATATGTTGAAACCTTTGTATAATTGTTTTTATCATAAGATACCTTAAGACGTAATTGTTTTTTAGTTGTAATCATTGGGTCAAGCGTTTTCTTTACCCAATTAATCATTTCTGCGAAGGTGTCAAACTCTTCTTCAACTACTAGATTGAAGCAATTAATTAACTGTAGTATACGTCCGAATTGAAGATCATCACGATGTTGTAATTCTTCATCAGTTTTAATCCACGTATTTTTTTCGTTTTTCCACTCTGTCATCGTTGCAGTTTGACCTTGTTCATTTTCAAAAATAATTTCCAAGAAATCACGATCTGTTGGTGACTTACGAACATTTACTTCTTTCAAATATACATTCTCATTAATGCCTGCTGGCATATAAGATGAATCGGTATTACTAATAACCGCCGTTTTTGTATTATACATAATCTCTTATTTACTGACTTAATAGTTCTTGAAATTAGACTTAATCTTTATAGATTTTATCCCAATAGGTAGTTATACTACCATCTTCGTTACCGGTAGCGATTACTATATCTTTACCAGCAATGTGCTTAGCTCTCGCTTCCATTATAGTTTCTCCTATACCACCATTAAATGATATATGAGTTTCTTTGCCTTTGCGATATACATAACCTACCGCATCTGCCATTCCACATACAATTTTACCGAGTTTACCAACTAAATCGATCTCTTTAGCTGATACTTCTTCACCATCCTTATCTGTAATTGAGTCTTTAACATGTCCTACGAGAATAAATTCATCGCAAAGATCCTTAAACATGTCAATTACTTTCTTTACAGCATCACGAAGATATTTATATCCTGCTCCACGAGGTAGAGTAGTTACGTCTGTTCCTTTCCAGTTTTTACCTAGTTCAGTTTGACGATATAATGTAGCCGCATAAGAAAGACAAATGTCTTCCAAACGAGTTGCATTATCTATTGTGATATGTTTATAGAAATTATGTCCTACTTCTGTATTCTTAGCTCTAATGGCTTGAGCAGCTTCTCCTAAATCTCCAATGGTTCTACATTGTATAGCCATTGCATCTACAAATGTACTACCACCTTCTAGGTCTATAATTAAATTATTTTCCAATTGGGCTAAACAAGATGTTTTACCTGCTTTTGGAAGACCATAGAGGATGAGATATTGAGGATTTGTTGAAATTGCTGGAAGTTTTGTTGTAGGTAATACTATCATATTAACTTATAGTTTTAATTTAATTAAAGATTGATCTCAATGTTTTTACTATTCGTATAAATCTCAATAATTGTTTTCTTTACATTGGGAGTCAATGATTTAGCAAATGCGATATTTGTAAAATCGTCATAAGAATAAAGATCGAAACCAATCTGAATCTCATCCTTATAGAAGATTATAGGGGTACCATTACTAAGCTTATAAATCTTACCAATCTTAAACGGAAGATTAGCAGGTATGTTAAACTTATTATAGTTTGACAAGAACTTCATTGCTTTAATAAACTTATTGTCATTCTTAATTGTATGTATATAGAAATTCTCGTTGGGAAGATCGTGTGCAAGAATTGCATCTGTTATATACTTATTATTATCAATTATATTGTCATTAATAATATCATTAAGAACCTTAGAATAATCAATCTTACGAAAAGAATAATTACTACTGTTATCGCTATTGTTGTTTGTTGTAAAAATAAAATTTTTCATATTCAGCCTAAAAATTAATTTAGATGCACTATTAACATTCGATTAAGTTATTATATTTTAAGTCGTTCTCGAATTCTAGTATACACGGTTTGCCAGCATCTCTATTTTTTAAAATGTGGATGTATACTTTATTAATAGTAGATAAATGATTTGGTCCATATTCCTGTATATTTAAAATCTCAGGTCTATGTATAACTAAAACATAATCACTTGCTTGAAATAATGCATCTGATGAAGAAATGTCACTTCTCATAGGATAGTGACTCAATGGATTGTTTATCCTTTCTGGAGTTTCTATGTTTCTATTCATTTGTGCTAATTGTACAATTGAAGTTAGAGGATACTTTTTTGCTTGTATAAATACTCTTTCCAATTGACTTATAGTTTCTATTATAGAACCAACTTGTATTGTTAACAAAGCATGATCATAAATAATTATGAAATGTTTATTTGTTCCCTTTACATATTTTTCATAGAATGCTTTAATAATTTCTTCTACTTGCGTTGGAGTAGTTGGTCTATCTACAAAATAGATAGGATACTCCTTTAGCTTATTGGATACTGCAATGACTTTTTTAAATGTATCATCATCCAGGTCCGTTTCCGAACTATACAAAGTCGAAGTCGTTCTTCTAAGTTTATTAGATAACGTCCTTCCAACTTGCCTAAATCCAACCATTTCTAATGAAAAAGATAGAATTATTATATCTTCATTAGGATTTAAATCAATTAAATCAGTTTGGATAAGATTAGCAAAGCTACTCTTCGGTTTTGTTATCACTGAGCTTTTTATCTCAGCTTCTATAGCTTATGCTGCTTCGCTATAGCCCCGCGTACATTTTCACCTGTTCTAGGGTCGGACACTCTTGGAAGGATTATATTTATTCACCTTCTACGCTGTACGGTGACTCAGAGCCTTTCGTAATCTCTGAGTTTACCACGGTATTCTCTTCCCAGAGTTCACCGTATTTGCCCAATTGTAATCCATACTCTTCCAAGTATAGACGGCAATATTCTAAATATCTTTCACGTTTACGCTTTAAATATACAGAACAGTTTTTATAAAGATAATTTGATACATAAAAAGCAGTTTTTCCAGCATAATATAGCGACGCTACATTTTCTCCTACTCTTTTTGTAACAATATTTTCAAATTCTAAAGGAAGCCAATGTTGTAGTTCTGTTAGAAATTTTACAGTTCCAAGAACGCCGACATGTGCTCGTTTGTGATCTGTATCACACCACGACAAACAGCCATCACCATCAAAATATCCTCTAATAAAATGTTTTATTAAACTTTTATCTTTGAATATTGATATTGGTGGAAATGTTAATGTAAGAGACTTCTTTGGAGTACATCCATAAGAATTTAATATTTCCCACATATGCTTGCTATTAAAATATAGTCTGCATCTGTTTGATCCATTATAGTTTGTTTTAGATATATTAAGTGGTTTTTCTACATTTAGTTCCTTTCTTAACATATCCAAATGATCTTTATCTTCTTCTTTTAAAGATATTTCTATTCTATATATCCCGTTTTTAATAGATCCGTCTTTATTTACTCTATATGGTGTTGTTATATTACCATCGGCAAACAAAAATCCAAGCCAATAGGCTTTGCTTTCAGTATCTATTACATCAAAATAATCGTAATTTATCATATCCGTTTTATTTTCTTAACGGATAAACGGGTGCGTTTGGTTGCAGCTTATGAAAGATTCATTACCGCTTCCTGAAATTCCAGCTACTGTATATACGGTATTTGGTTCAATACCACCCATACATTGTTTGTTGAATTTATTCCATCTTGTTTTTAATGACACGATAGAATGTTCTCTCCTTCCAGCAATATAATTTATTGCTTCTTGAGCTACAACAGACATAGGACGAATAAAATTATATAAGTTCTGTTCCATAAGAATCTATTTGTTTTGTTTGTCCTGTATCTTTCATTTCTTCTTCAATTTCTTCCCATTGATGATCTACTAACCATTTCCACATTGTTTTCATATAGCTTATTTTACCTTGAGATATTTTTTTAGATACCTCTTTTTCTAGGCATTTATTTATATGTTCTGCCATATCCTGGCTATTGCCAGTATATACTTCATACAAATGTCTACATTTATTCAAATTGGTTCTTAAATAGGATTTCATCCCATCTGGTCGTATTACATACGATGGATACATTTCATAGAATATATCGAAATAATTACGATCTGTTTTCACATAATTCGTTAATTTCTCAGTTTCATTGAATGTAATTGAATTACCTCTCTCTATCGAGGTTATAAGTCCTTGTTCTTTTAAGTATGATATGTCTTCGTCGCTAATTAGGCTGACAATTTTGCGAACGTCTTGATTATTTAATTTTTGATTCTTATTCAATATCATACTTAGGAAGACTAACTGATTTAAATTGATTTTTTCTGGTATTTCCAGAAGTTTTGTATTTAATTCAATAATCATACTTTTATACTCTAAGGTTAACAAGTTTATCCAAACAGATCTAATTCTCTACATACGAAGTCGTTTATTATTTTATTTGCTTCCGATATATAGTACTGATAGTTAACGTGTCTATCTGCTATGGATTTATTATCGAACTTATTTAATATTGTTACTCCAGATTTTGTTAACATATTATAAACTTGTTTATCTGGAGAAACTTTATAAATATAGTAATCGTTTGTTGATGCGTAGAATCTATTTATTCGTTGTACAGAAGTTTTTCCATGTATTACTTTAAATTTTTTATCTACTCGTTGCATCATTAGAAAATCTTTAATTTCGGAGTCTTTTGTTATAAAACTTCGTACAGATTCTCCTGTTAAAAAATAGTTTATCACTGCCTTGGGTATTACGACTGGCGCTAGTCCTTTTCCAAGTTTGGTGTCTGTGATAAACATTCCAATTTTTTCTATCAATTTTGGATTTTTAGATTGTTTATATCCATCAACTATACCAAAATAGTCGTTGACTGCGTATTGATAAAACGCTTCATACTTGTCTGTTTCAAAAGTAAGTTGTGTCATTTGCTCTACTTCGGAGATAGCTTCCTGAACTCTATCTTCGTTTTCTTTTGGAGCAATATACATTACGCCATCAGTATTAACTTGTACAATCTTACAATTTAATTCTAATAGACGATCTACCAACATCAATAATACTAATTGACCATTGATTCGTATTTTAAATACTGATAGTGGATCGTACATCCAACTTGTCTCTTGTTGCATTTTTCCAGTTACAGAATTAAGAGTTAATTTCAATGCAGTACTCTTAAGTTTCTGTCCAGTATGTTTTGCTTCTATTCTTTCGGCATAGATGCCTTTATACACCAGCAAAAACTCTTTACCTAGATGGCGGGGAATCCATCCATATTTTATTATGAACGAAGGATACATTGACGCCACATCACTGTGTCCTATATATTCATTGTCATTAGGAATGAAGATTTGTGGTTTATTGATGGAATGTATTCCACCAACTCCCACAGAATAGCATGTGTTTGAGAGAACAAACTTCTTCTCATAGCCTTTGCGTTCTTTAGAATAAACTGTCTGCATTTTCATTTCTTCTAGAACGGCTTGTAATATTGGATTTTTATATTTTATAAACGGTAATATGACGTCCTTCAATGGAATATAATCCATAGGACTACGCATTTCACTCAATGTTTTCATATTAAGTCCTGTCGCTTCACAATACTTCTTAGCAAGAAGTGTTTCGCCGAACTTAACACTATCCATTGATAGGGCGTCAATACCGTATTCTTTTTCAATAAATAAACGTAAATCTATATCAGACTTTAGTCGATTTAATAATTCTTCTGTAGATTCGACATCATTTGTATTATATGCAATCATTTCATCTATTTCGTTGTCTGCAAGTGGCTTTTCAAAATCTCCAGAATATTCCTGAACATTTTTATAATGCATTGTTGCTTGCATTTCTTTTAATCCAACTCTCAGTTTTGAACTAAATTGCATAGTTAGTAAATCCATAGAATAGAAATTATTCATATATTTCCATCTTTTAAATTTACTAATATCCTCATTGTCGTCTTTCACTATTGTGTGTGAGAGATTACATATTGATCCAGTTTGTATTTTTGAAGGATACGAATCCAATTTTATAAACAAATCAATTAAGTAATTTATTATTACATCATCGTAATGTTTATTATTATATCCACAGAATATTATGTTACCTA